ACACTGGATAGACCGCCAAAAACGTGTTCGAATAGAGGTTCGGCGCGGCCGTAGACCCATTGACCGATAGGCTCAAAGTGTAACGTGCGGCGGTGTTTGCCACGCGGAAGGGTAAATTTACAGTCACGGGTGGGTACATACCCAGACCCACCGGGAAAGTCGTCACGCTTCCATCCGACCCCGAGATGGTCAGGGACGTGAGCTGGTCAGCCGTAGAAATGACTCCAGTGACCATGTACGTGCCGACGTTGCTGAATGCGAGGGTGTTTTGACTCGTGACGTTCGAGATGTTGAAGACGTTACCGACTGTTGTGAAATCGGTCGTGAGACGAAGGGGAGTCTGGAGCGTCGTGTTCGAGGGCGTCATGAGCATGCCGTTATACTGAAGCACGATCGAACCACTGGTCGACGCCGGCACACCCACCTGATTCACAATGAAAAACGAGCCATTCGTAAGAATTTTGGCCGTTTGAATACCAGTCATAGACACGTTGACGGCTGGTTTGAACCCATTCACACCGTTGAAGGCTTTAGTAAAGACGATTCTGAACCATCTAAACGCTGTCGTTGTGGAGATTGGTATGGTTTGTATAGTTCCGTTTAGAGTCGTGGGGCCGTTGATAACGGTCCAACCAGAATTACCCTCGACGCTGTTTCCGCAGATCAGACACTCGCCGGGGGCTAGATCGGCGCTTACCGGACTTATTGTGACCGACGTCAAAAGAGTCTGAGTAGGCGCCACAAGTTGAATCCATTCACCTCCCCTAGAAACAGGCCCGGGTAAGGTGTTCGTTACGGGTGCGGCGAGGACGTTGGAGTAAGGGGCGATGGTGGAATACATCCCGGACGTTCCGGCTTGCCAGTAATTTGCCGTCGAAAATCCTTTCCAGGCGGGCCAGGTGGTGCTTTCTGTGCTAGCGTTCATGAGAAATGTGCCCGTCGTTGTCGCGACAGACCATTGCCCCGTGGACCCCTCTCCAGTCGGCTCTATACCCGGCAGCGTCATCACGTCGCTCCAATTATTGTTGGTGGCCACATTTAGAGAGTAAAATCTGTTCGTGTCCGTCACATTCACGGGTATCGAAAATGCAAAAGTCGGATCTCGGCCTTGTGACGACATGTCGTACGTATAGACGATATTGGCTCCTTCTACGAGTTGGACGTTCGATACGTAATTTGAAGTCAGATACAGGGTCCCGGTGATGATCATAGGCCCCAACTCATTGATGTTGAATCTCCCTGTTGAGTCGGTTGAAAGTGCCGCGAACCCCGAACCGGTCGAGACGATATTCGAGTAAATGGGGACGACGCCGCCGGTCCCGAGTGTGACGCCCGGGCCATATGGTGACGCCAAGCTCATGATATAGTCCGCCTTGATGATGGACAAGTATGAACTAGCCACGAGTGAAGAACCTGTTGTCGAGGCGTACACATACACATTGGTGCTTGTGGTTGTGATATTCATAGGAAATATGGCGGGGGTTGCCGGATTGGGCGAAACGCGCCACGGATACGAAGCTTCAAACGTGGGAAAGTCGGGCACGCCATCGCCAGTCTGGGCACCCCACGCGACGTTCGAAAGCGATCCGTAGTCGGCTCCGAACCCAACGCGCATTATGTACAACCCAGTAGTCTGGAAACTGATGCGTCCTCCTAGCGTCACAGTGAACGCGTCTGTAGTATCATAGTTGGTCCATCTGGTCACACCGCTTTCTGTAGCAAAATTGATAAATCCAGTGGCAGGTATGACCTGAGGCTGATTGAGACTCAAAAAAAGCCCAGTGCCTGAAGGAGGGTCAGGCATACCGGTACTCGGGTTGCGAAGCCAGCCAGACTGTTCGAGACTAAAGTCGGACACGCGCCCGGTCGCACCCACGTTATAGATGAGATATGTCACCGAGCCGATGGTCACCTGTCCATCGGCGTTGCGAGGGTCAAGTCCCCAAAAGACGCCCACATTCGTCTGATTCGGCGAATAAGACGGCACCCATACATTGGCGACATTCGAAAAAGAGAATTTACTGGTGCCATAAATGTAAGAGACGTTCGGTTTGAACACACCCTGCGAACCAGAACCGCTCAACCAGGATGCCTGGTTGAAAGTCGAGTACCAATCGATACCTGAAAAAGGGGCTGTATTCGCAAGGGACGTGTTTCCGTTGAAAATAAGGGTAGCAACGTTCTGGATGGACGGAGCTATGGGCCAGTACCAATCTGTACCGATGATTTGAAGTGGCGGAAGGGTCATTTTGAGCATCAAGGACCTCACAAGATCTCCCTTGGGTGGGATGCGGCAGATGTGATTTTGACCGTACTGTAATTTTTTATCAGAAAATGGAATGTCGTAGGCTTCGAGAACGAAAGGTGTGTGCCGGCGGTAGACTCCCAAAAAGTAAGTCACTTGGGGTTCACCCGTGAGGTAGGCATCCTGTTGCCCAATCGCTGCCAGCTGGATGTATCCAGCCGACATCTCTAGTAGAGGAAAACATTGTTTTCCGTGCGCTCCAGCACAACTCAAAAAAGGCCGCCCAATTACAGGATGAGCCTTCAGCTCAAGAAATTCGATCCGAGCACTATGGGGGACGACAAGGTTTGCGTTTTCATCGGTAAGCGTGGAACAGGCAAATCGACTCTCGTCACGGACATTCTGTGGCACAAGAAGCACTTGGCCGCCGGAATCGCCATGTCGGGCACGGAAGATGGTAACGGGCACTACAAGCAGTTCATTCCTGACCTGTTCGTCTATGGAGACTACAACAAGGAGGCTCTCGAAAAGCTCATAGAACGTCAAAAGCGTCTGGTGAAGGTCATGGGTAAAGACCGGACCCCGGCCGTCTTCTTGCTTATGGACGACTGCATGTATGACCGGTCCTTCATGCGCGACACGTGCATCCGCCAGCTCTTCATGAACGGCCGCCACTGGAAGATCTTCTTCATGATGACGACTCAGTACTGTATGGATATGACGCCCATGATCCGCACGAACGTTGATTACGTTTTTGCCCTGAGAGACAACGTCCGCCAGAACCGTGAGAACCTCTACAAGGCTTTCTTTGGCGTGTTTCCTACGTACGACATGTTCGGACAGGTCATGGACGCTTGCACCGAGAACTACGAGTGCCTCGTCCTCGACAACACGGCCAAGTCCAACAAGGTTACCGATTGCGTCTTCTGGTACAAGGCGCCTGTTCGCCGAAACTTCCGGGTCGGCGGTGCGGCGTTCTGGCAGTATCACCAGCGCTTCTATAACGCCCGGGCGGCCCAGGCCACCCCTGCACAGGCGGCGCCTCGCCCCCGTGGCTCGACCACACTTGTTGTAAAAAAGGCCAAATGAATTTCCTCTTAAAATTCAATGAACTCGTACGATCCTAACGGGGCCGACACCATGTCCACGCCTATCGAGGACCCGAAGCAGGAAGGTCCACCGACCGGACTGTTGAAGTTTGCTCCGGAAAAGAATGTTGACGAATCTCAAATGGCTGACTTCTCCACTCCGATTGAGGAGGTTATGCAGGGGCCCGGTGGCATGATTCAGGATGAAGTTATGGGTCCGCCCATGCCTACTCAGGGCAACAAGAAAACGGCACGCAAGTCAGAGTCCAAGGGCTCTTCCAAGAACCCGTTCGGTATGACTGATGAGCAGTTCACGGCGGCCATTGCTGGTCTGGCTGCAGTGATTGCATTCTCCAAGCCCGTTCAGGGCAAGCTGGACTCGATGATCCCCAAGTTCACAGGTGAAGGCGGTGACCTGTCTCTGACGGGTATGGTTGTGTCGGCTCTGGTGGCCGCCATCGTGTTCTACTTCGCCAAGCAGTTCCTGGCGGAGAAGGCCTAAGGGGCGGACCCGAAGGGTCCTGGTCTTAGTACCCCGGCGGGATCACGAGGCGAGTCGCTACGCGACTCACTCGGTCTCAGTCTCTAATCACCTCCCCGCAGTACTTGCGTTCACCCTTGGCTTCATAGATACCCTTGTCTATGCAGATCATCTTGAGCTTCTTGAAATTCTCCCAAAATTTGTCCGTGTGATCGTACTCGGGCACCGACATGTGCGCAACCTCGTGTATCAGCACGTACATCGCCGAGTTTACATCGCCTCCATCCAGGCAGATGTAAATCTCGTATCCCTTATTGACGTTCGAACCAATGACGCCATCCTTTTTACCCTTTATACCCGTGATAATGGACGGCTTGAGCACCGGGATCCACATGGGGTCCTTGGTTTCCCTGAGAATGTCGAGCATGTCCCAGTACCTCTTTTTGAGGTCCGTGAGCATTTCAGGTTCCTTGTTGAATAACGCGGCTATCATGATCAGGACCTTGAAAAGTCCTGCTGCCAAAATCACCTCGGCGTCCATCTACTACTCTAGTGAGATCTTTTTGAAAACGAATTTTGAGTACAAATCAGACACGAGTCCATTGGGTATGGTAAGCATGGGTTCCCATACCAGTTTTTCAAAGCCCACCTCTTTTAGTTTTGAAATTAAGACCCGAGAGTCCAAGGTGGGTTCCTCACGACCGCCATCTGCATAGAATGGGCCATCTACCAACCTGACCAGGAGCCCCCGGTTTCCTTTGGTCAGAGCAATTTCATTTCCAAATTGATCCTTGAAGTGGCCGAACTGATCAACCATCCCCTCGGCCCTGGCTAGTTCAGGAGTTATACCGATCAGTAAGCCTCCCGGTTTGACCGAAAGGGCCAAGGCCTTGAGTGAGAGTTCGAGCGTCTCTGGGTCATCGAATATGTAATGCAAGGAGAAGTTGTAACAGACGACATCAAAGGGCCCTGCGAACGCCGCCTGCCGAATGTCACCCCGGCCCAGAAAACATACACTCAAGTGCATGTCGAGGGCCCGTTTCTCCGCCTCGAGGAGGGATTCGTCATCCGGATCGATTGCGAAGATCTTAGCCTTGACTGCTTTCCACTTGTGCCAGTCGCCTCCGCGACCACATCCACAGTCCAATACGGTCGATCCAGGTCGGACCCAATTGGTGATGAGTTCACGCTTGGACCGGTTGTGCAGTTTACGAAGTTCGTCCATTGCGTATTTGGGCTTAAAAAATAAGCACTTGTTACTCTTATATATGGGTTCTCTTGAGCAAGATTACCTGACGGTCCCAGGACAGCTTTTTGCGTGCATTTCCTTCGTGGGTCCTGATCAGCCGCAAAAGAATGAGAAGCTCGGGATGAAGATCCGTGGATGCTTCGCGACCCGTGACGAGGCTGCCAGCCACGCCAAGCGCCTCCAGAAGGAGGATGCGATCGTCGACATTTACGTCGTGGACATGTACAAGTGGCTGCTGATCCCCCCGGATCGCGACCAGATCGAGGATGTCCATTACCAGAACGACAAGCTCGAGGAGATTATGAGCAAGTACCGTGAGAACCAGTCGCAGGCCGCGGCGATGTTCGAGAAGCGCAAGCGCGACATGACCGCCAAGCCGATCGCGGGCGACACGCCTTACATCGAGCCCGGGGATGAGAACAGCAAGTTCTACACCAAGCCCGACGTGCCACCGATTCCTCACCCGGCCGAC